AGATCTGCGCATGTCTCGTGGGCTCGGAGATGTGTATAAGAGACAGGTGTATTTAGTTACATGGCTATTTCTTTATACACCTATCTTATTAAAGATAAGAGAGTTATAGACGTAGTTCCCACATAAAAAATTAAAGGGGGTAAAACGAAATGTGTAAAGACAGACAGAGACGAAAAACAGGGATAGGGTAAGAATATCAACGAGTTACAAGGATAAGAAAGGGATAGATGTGCAAAACGAAACGCGACACTTGCTTTACACTGAACTTAATTGGCGGCTTATTTTGAACGCTATTTTAAACGGTTACTTTACACGGAGGCTTACACAGGTTTAATATCGGGGCTGTACAGGCGCAAACGGGGCGCACAGAAGCGTTTTGTTGGCTTGGATGGGGATTTGATTGCCGGAGGGATGAAGAGGCTTGAAAACGGCCTCTTTTCTTTTGTTCGTATTTGGGCTAAATCTGTAAAATATTTCGTTTGATTATTCTAGATAATTATTATTTAGTATATTTGCTACAATAGAAATACCAATTAAGTATGACGAAAGTTATTCATGTACATTTGCTTTACGAGAAGAAGAACTACTATTTTGGGAGCATTTCTGCCATCTTCGATGTGCTGAGCGAGGCAGAGGTAGGCATCACCAAAAGCAGCCTTCTACACGCCGGATTGACTGACGGAAGCTGTAAAATCACCAAACGGGCGATGATTATCCAATCACACCTAATAAGGAGTAGTAAGTAACTGTTTTATTTGTATTTAAGCCGTATTTAAGCGGTGCTCTAAGGTTGGCGGCATTCCATTACCGATTTGAACGGGTGGAAATGCCGCTTTTTTCGTGTTGGGGATGCACTTGGGGGTGCATTAGGGGATGCGTTTTCGTGGATGCAAAAACGAAATGTAATGAAAGGGGATGCGTTTGGGGGTGCATTTCGCTATGTTTTTAAGGTGTATTCATGTGTGTATAATGCCCTAAAACAAATCTGAAACGCACTTTTTATAGGTATTAGTGTATATAAATTTCCCTGTTTTCTATTATTGCCGTACATATAATAAGTCATAAAGCAGTAATAATCAAAACAATCGATGCATACTACCCAAAACCGCAAACACTTTTCGAATCATGCTGATTGGAATTTCTTGCTCTCCATACTCTGGACTTTTATTGGTTGGTATCAAGCGAACAAATCCTTTTTTATCAGACATTCGCATTCGCTTCACTGTTCGATAGCTATCAGTAACGATACCGTATATTTCACCGTACGGCAGATATTCAATTGGGTCGGTCATTTCTTTCATCGCAATGAAATCACCATTGTTCAACTCTGGTTCCATCGAATGACCGGTGATGTTGCACCATACTACCCCCGGCTTATTATATGGGGCGAAATTTATATAATAATCGGGATTTATTGTTTGGTCATTCAGCACTATATCAAATCCCCCTATAAAATCTACATTATAATAAGGTGCTCCTTTGTATTCATAATTTATTTCAAGATTGTTTTTTGGTTCTTCATTTCTTTGCATAGTACCATGACCTGTTAAAAGCCAGTCGGCAGAATAAAGGGGATAATTTTCAACTATCCTTTGTATCCATTTAGACTGAATATCAGTTCCATTGTTTATAGCTCTGGATAACACCCCTTTACTTGCACCAATAGTACGTTCTAAAGCACCTATTGTTGTACCTTCTTTACTTGCTATCTCTTGTATGCGCGATAAAATTGTACCCATAAGTAGAAAAAAATCCCATTAATATTTTTGTGGTTGAAAATTATCATCTATATTTGCAGCGTATTCAAAACATGAACACGCCTCAAAGGTATGAAAAGGCGGGCACATAAACGAATATTAGAAGTAAAACTTAAAAAAGAGCAAAGGAATGAATGACGAAATCAAAGAATGGAAGACGCAGACAGCGAAACTCAAGGTTGCCGGAGTGCTGATGACGGAAGGTATCAGTTTCAGCTATAACGAGGAGGACGGCATCGTATTCTCAGCCCCGGAATCGTATGTGCGCAATTTGGCTTACCGGTTGAAGGTCTGCTACGGTGCCAAGAAAGTAGTTATCAACGAATATTAATGGATAATTGAATTAAAACATAAAGCTATGACACAGAAAGAATTTGAAGAACTTACAAGGAGACTGATTACGGCTGAAGATTACAGGCTGGTGGAGAACCTCTACATGGCAGCCGGGAATATGAACAAGGGCGAGTTCTGCAAGGAGATGCAGGCGATGTGCGCATACGATGCTGCCAATGACCATATAGAATTGCGCCAATGCCTGAAAGAGATCGGGCGGCATGTCGGTGCAAAGGATGCCGAACTCAGCTTCTTGAAAAAGACAGTGAAAAGCAAACATTGTGAACTTGCCGACTTCCTGATAGGGAAAGCGCACGCTTATGATGACACCGACTTCCGTAACCAGGCGGTGAAACTGGTCGGTGAAGTGGAAGTAGTGAAACGTACTATTGAGTTGGGGCTTCCGCTTTGGGACGAAGACCGGAAGTGTATCCTTTCGATGATTGACGAACAAGGCAAAAAAATTGCCGGATAACTGGCAGCCCGGAAAGACGGACAGGGCGATTAGTTCAGCAGGTAGAACAGGCGAAACTTAACCATAGAAGCCATTGTCCCCGGTTCGAGTCCGGGATTGCCCACAACAATAACATCAAACAGTATAATGAAATGAAAGCAATTAAAGTTTCAGTGGATTACCACGAGTGGTCAAAGGTCGAGGACTTTCTGAACCGCTTCAAGGGCGAGGAAGATACCTTCACCTACATGGTGGATAACGTGACGTTTATAGCCGTATTTAACGGCGAGTGTTCGATGGCTCATTTCAAAGCGGAGTTGGCCTGGACGTTTGACGAAGAGCTGATTATTGTTGAATTAAAATAAGGAGGAACAGACATGACCAAGAAAGCGAAAGATCAGGAGGCACGTATCAGGCAGATAGTCCTCGCGACATTGAAGGAAGTGGGAGTCCTGCCGGTCGAAAAGAAAGCAGCAGAGGGAGACCTGCCGCATGACAGGGATGTACGGAACATCAGACTTCAAAGGATGAAGCACAAGGAGGTACAGGTCTTGGATTTTAAACTGAAGAAGCCAAGAGACAAATGGGAACTCATCAAAGCCCTGCAAGAAGAGTTCGACAAGTTCCCTGACCACACGGAATTCACGTCATTTCGTGCTTTTGGAATCGGGACCGGCCTTTCTTCCCACCTTTAGAACCGGCTTTACACCCGGTGAAAAGGGTTTAACGAGGCGCGGTTGGGAGGCGTTCTCCTCCATCAACAAACGCTCGTGGGCTTCTTCGAGCAGGAGATCCATTTCGGGATGTCCGCAATAATCGACACCGGTGGGAGTATGCAGCGGTTTCCGCCCACATACGGGGCAAGACAGCCTACTATAGGCTTCCTGCCATTTAGAAAAAGTAATCATCTGATAAACAGTTTTAGTTTTGATACGCTACAAATGTAGCAAAACTTCCGTGGTTCGTGAGAATAGCGGAAGGCTTTTAAAAGTAACGGATTAAAAAACAGATATGACAATGAAGAAACGAATAGTAGTGGAACACGGAGAGGTGACAAAGATAGCTCACCTGATGAACTGCACGCCTGAAATGGTGTCGCACAGCCTGGCTTACCGCAAGGACACCAAGTTGGCACGTTCTATCCGCAAAATGGCTTTGATGCGTGGGGGCGTCAAAGTTGGTGACGAACCCATAAACGAGATAGGCCATGAAAGCGAAGTGGTTAAAGCCATTTGAAGGCGAAATCGCCTGGTGGCGCACCCTCACCGGAAGGGAAAAGCTGTATGTCATTTATTTCCAACTCAGCCTCGCCATAACGGTGGGACTGACGGACGACAACCCGGCATGGGTGTTATTGCTGGCCGTGCTGAACCTCGGCAATTCCGTGCGGCTGATGAAACGAGTGCCGATGGACAAACTGGAAGACTAACCGGTAAAACAACCGAGCGATGAAATATCTCAACAATGAACTATGTGTAACCTATGAGGAGCTTACCTCCGGTGATGACCCTGTGATAAGATATAATACTTTAAGAAGCAATATCACCAGGGGCAACATCAGAACTGCCCATCGTGGCGGTGGCGAAGGTTCCCACGCATTGATTGTCTATTCTTCGCTTCATGAGAAATACAAGGTTCGTTTTGTGGCAAAGTACGGCGATCCGGTGGAATTGTTAAAGCAGCAACGTATGAGAGACAGAGTAAAGACGGACGAAAAGGCAAGGGACTTTTACGAAGATTACAGGTATGAGATGAACGGCGTTCAAACGGGACTTAGCGAGAAACTGAAAGCGGAGTATACCCTGAACGCTTCGGTACTGAACGCGCTGGTGTATGACCTGGAAGACAAGGCCACCAACCGGAAGATGTTAGGGAACAGCCTTAGTACCCTGTGGGAGTGTGTCGCCGCCACCTCGGAGAACCTGCGTAAAATCTACGGGCACACCCTGCCGGAAAACCTTGCACGACTAAGGGAAAAGATTAACCGCTACAAAAAAGAGGGCTATATCTCTTTAATATCCGGCAAGGTGGGCAATGCCAGCACGTTGAAAATAACAAAGGAAGCAGGCGAATACTTGGTCGCTTTGAAGCGCAGCCGCGTCCCGGTCTATACTGATACACGCATATTTGACGAATACAACCGCGTGGCGCCGGAAAGGGGCTGGAAGCCGCTGATGAGCAAACGCAGCCTCACGATGTGGTTCAATCGTCCGGAGATACAGCCGCTTTGGTGGGACGCCGTGTATGGAGAAATGTCGTCGCACCAGCGCTTCGGGCGCAAGCACCGGACGGAACTGCCCGGACTTCGTGATGCCCTCTGGTACGGCGACGGTACGAAATTGAACTTGTATTACAGGGACGAGGACGGAAAGATGCGTACTACGATGGTGTACGAAGTGGTGGACGCATACAGTGAGGTGCTGCTGGGTTATTATATCAGCGATCACGAGAATTTTGAGGCGCAATACAACGCCTACCGCATGGCCATCCAGACAAGCGGGCACAAGCCTTACGAGATTGTGCATGACAACCAGGGCGGGCACAAGCGGCTGGAAAAGGAGAAAGGCACGAAAGAACCAGGTTTCTTCGACCTGATATGCCACGTGCACCGCCCGACAGCCCCCTACAGTGGCCAGTCCAAAACGATAGAAAGCATATTCAAACGTTTCCAGGAACAGGAACTGAGTAAGGACTGGCGGTTTACCGGAATGAACATCACCGCCAAGAAGGAAAGCAGTCGCCCAAACCTGGAATTTATAGAGGCTAATAAAGACCGGCTTTTCACTTTGGCCGAACTGAAAGAACATTACGCCGAAGCACGCAAAGCATGGAACGAAGCTAAACACCCTGCCACCGGCATTTCGCGCATCGAGATGTACGAAAAGAGCGTGAACGAAGAAACGGACGTGGTGACGGTACACGATATGGTAGACATCTTCTGGATTTGGACGAAACGCCCTGCTACTTTTACCGACCAGGGCATCGAAATCACCATTGGAGGGAAGAAGCTGCCCTACGAGGTGTACGAAAAGCCCGGACATCCCGACCATGAATGGCGCAGAAAGAACACGTACCGCCGGTTCCACGTCAAGTACGACCCGAACGATCTGCGAAGTATCCGCCTTTACTGGGAGGACAGAGCAGGAGAACGCCGGTTCGAGCGTATTGCGGAGCCTTACATGGTCATCCACCGCGCTATTCAGGAACAGGCGGAGGGCGAAGCCGAATTTATCCGGAGGGAACAGGAAGCGAACATACGCGACCGCATAGACCGGCAAGTGATCGCCAAGGAGATAGAATACGCATACGGCGTGGCGCCGGAACAGCACGGACTAAGCACACCCAAGCTGAAAGGCGTAACCAAGGAAGTGCAGCGTGAAATCGACCGTCGCACAGGAAAGTACAGCCGGAAGCCGGAAGAATACCGGCTGGGTAAAGCTACCAAGCAAATCAGCCTCACCACCTGGGATCAGCTCGAAAATAATATAATCGATACCCGGAAGGTGGCAGGCAAATTATAAGACAAGAAACGAATAATCCATAAAATATAAATGACATGAACGAACTGAGCAACAAAGAAAAAGACGTTATCCGTGAGAGACTCCGCGCCTACGTCGCCAAATATCCGAGCCAGAACAAAGCGGTCGGAAGCCTTAAAAACGTCAGTGTCGGGACGGTGAGCAACATCGTGAACGGCAAATACGAGAACATCAGCGATGAAATGTTCCGCAACATCGCAGCCCAGGTGGGAGGCCGGACCCAGGAAACAGGCTGGCAAATCGTGGAAACGTCCGCTTACCAGGAAATCCGCTATGCCCTGGATGACGCGCAGCGCTGGCGCAACGTGACCTGGATTGTCGGCGAGGCGGGCTGCGGCAAAACGACCACCGCACGCCTTTACACCGAAGAGAACCGTGAAGTGTTTTACATCCTCTGTTCGGAGGATATGAAGAAAGGCGACTTTGTACGCGAAATCGCGCACAAGGTCGGAATCAAGACGGACGGGCACAACATCCGCGAAATCTGGAGCCTGATCCTGGACGACGTGATACAGATGGAAGCCCCGCTCCTGATATTCGATGAAGCCGACAAGCTGACCGAACCGGTGTTCCACTACTTCATCAGCCTGTACAACAAGCTGGAGGACAAAAGCGGAATCGTTTTCCTTTCCACCGACTACATCAAGAAGCGCATCAGCCTCGGCCTGCGCCACCAGAAACCCGGCTACAAGGAATTTTTCAGCCGCATGGGGCGCAAGTATTTCGAGTTGGAGGAAACCTCGCCCGCCGACGTGTATTCCATCTGCGTGGCCAACGGGGTACAGGACAAGAAGAAGATCGAGGAGGTGATCCGGGATGCGGAGCCGTGTGACTTTGACTTGCGCCGTGTGAAAAAGGCAATCCACCGGGCCAAACGGATGGGTGAGTAAAACAGCGTTTTAATGACATTCAAACACCGTTCAAAAGATATGAAACGAGCATTGAGCGTCCGGGATATACTGGACAAAAAATATCATACCTTCCCCTTCGAGGGAAAATGGAAAGAGGCCTTCGGCACGCCGGAGCGTGTCGGCGTGTGGTTTGTCTGGGGCAACAGCGGCAACGGCAAGACCTCGTTCGTCATGCAGCTTTGCAAGGAGCTTTGCAAATACGACCGAGTGGTGTACGACAGCCTGGAAGAAGGTGCCTGCCTGACGGTGCAGAACAACCTCCGGATGCATGGCATGGCCGAAGTGAGCCGCCGCCTCGCCTTCATACAGGAGGACATGAAAACCCTGAAAACGCGCCTCCGGCAGCACAAGAGTTACAACATCGTGGTGGTCGACAGTTTCCAGTACACCCGTATGAGCTACCGTGACTACATCAGCCTGAAAGAAACCTTCCCGAACAAGCTGTTCATCTTCATCAGCCACGCCAAAGGCAAGAACCCGAAAGGCGACGCGGCCGAAAGCGTGATGTACGATGCCACGCTGAAGATATGGGTCGAAGGCGGGAAGGCATTCAGCAAAGGACGGTTTATCGGCGAGACGGGCGAATACGTGGCCTACCCGAAACTGGCGGAACGCTACTGGAGCGACAAGGACGGATTAAAGACGGAAAGCCATGAATAAGAAAATAATCTATCAATTAGGCATGGAGCCGCAGTACGCCGCCCACGTCCTTATGCTTTGGAACGAGGGCGAATATCCCGGTGACATCCGGGTACGGCGCGCTAAAACCGTCGGTCTGATAGTTGTCGAGGTCGAGGAACTGGAACTGGCGAACAAGATAGTGAACGCCACGCGGTGCAGGGTGGCGATAAAGGAAATTGAACAACATAAATCATAGTAGTATGGACGAAACAATCGACAGAATCACCGGACAGGTGGAAGAAGCAGTTTCCCGGCTGACTTTGGAGGAGCAGCCTTATGTGTATCAAGAAATCGCAAACCGCTTGGTTTGCCTTTCTTCCGACGTGTTGTTGAAGGCTTATCCAATCGAGGAGGACTGACCTATGGCACGCAACTACGCACGTTTTTACATTTTGTTGAACCGCCTGCCCACGACAGACAGGGAAGGACTGAAAGCCTCGCTGGTCAGCCAATATACCGGAGGACGTACCGAATCGCTCCGAGCCATGACGCAGAAGGAGTATGACGCGATGTGCAACGCCATGCAGGAGACGGTAGGAAACCAAAAGGCAAGGGAAATCGCCCGCGCCGAACTCCGCCGGATGCGTTCCGCCGTCCTGCACCAGCTCCAGATCATGGGCATCGACACGACCGACTGGGACAGGGTGAACGACTACCTCCGGCATCCGCGTATCGCAGGCAAGGAGTTCCGGCGGCTGACCATCGAGGAACTGGAGACGGTAAACATCAAATTACGTATCATCCAGCGAAAAGAAAAGGATAAAAATACAGATTATTCACTTTTAAATTGACAACATCATGGAAGAAGCAAAACAGACAGTCGAAATGACAGCCGAAGAACGGCAGCAATTCGAGGCGTTCAAGGCGGCACAGGCAGCCAAGAACGCGAAGGAACAGGCCAAGCGCGACCGTGAAGCCTACAAGGACTTGGTAGATGAGACCATCGAGCGTGCCATCCCCTCGCTCCAAAGCCTGAGTCAAGGCATCAAGGAAACGAAACAAGCCATACTGGACGACTTCCGCAGCGTCATCGACATGAAGTCGGATGTATTGAAGCTGAAAAAGGACGGCCAACGCTCGGACACCTTCACCAATTCGGCAGGCGACAAACGCATTACCGTCGGTGTCTACACGACCGACGGCTACCGAGACACCGTGGAGGACGGCATCGCCATCGTGAAGGAATATATCGAGGGGCTGGCCAGCGATGAAAAGACGAAAGCCCTCGTGAAAATGGTGCTACGCCTGTTGGCGCGTGACGCAAAAGGCACGCTGAAGGCGAGCCGTGTCGTCCAGCTTCGGAAGATTGCCGAGGAGACCGGTTCGGAACGTTTCATGGAAGGCGTGCAGATCATCGAGGAAGCCTACCAGCCTGCCGTCAGCAAACAGTTCATCCGTGCCGAGGTCAAGAATGAGAACGGGGCATGGGTTTGTATTCCACTTGGCATGACGGAGGCATGAGCAAACAGCAACCGGTACTGTTTATCCAGCCGCCTCTCTTTCCGAAAGAGCAACCGGTCGAACGGGTAGAGTTCGGCGGCATCCCCTGCACCTATTGCCACGGCAACGGCTGGTTTTGGGGAATGGACGAATACAGGGAGCGCATCAAATGCGACTGCCCTGTATGCAAAGGACATAAACGCCTGAAGGCTGTCGTAACGGTCAGCTGGACGGCAGACGAAACGTATAACAACAAATGATCAATCGATATGAACAGCATTTTTGAACGATTCAAAAGAAAACAATCAAGACGGCAGCCGGAAGCACAGCGACCGGCACCGACAGAAACCTTTGCCCCGAAACGAGAAAGGACGATACCGCCGCACATCGTGGCGTGCAAGGTCTGTGAAGGCAAAGGAACAAAGGACGGCGCGACCTGCCCGCAATGCAAAGGTTCGGGGCGCGTCATCGTCTCTTGTGAGGTAACAACGTATGTATCGGCGTATGTGCCAGAAAACAATCAAAAATAATCAATCATGGAAATAATATTAAGGGATGGAACCAAGATAGGCAGAGAATCATTCCGATTACAATTAAAAGGACAGGAATTTATGCTTAGAGAAGATGCGGATGGCCTGTATATCTGTAAAGTTGATAGCAGTACTGGAAAGGACGTTATAACTGTACAGCCAAAGGTCGCTAATGCAATAGTAATTGATTAAATTATAAAAAGAGATGAAGAAACAAACTTGGAAAATGCACTTCAATAATGGAGTGCCATGTAGATGGGATGGAGATATCTATGACGAAGAAAGGGACAACTATGTTTTTGAAGCCGACTTATATATAGCTGGTTATTCAAGAGGGTGCTCTTCTGCAGTAATGCTCCTTGTTCCATACGAGGATAGGGATAAGAACTATTTTGCCCAGAAAATAAAATATCAGGTCTTTATGAGCGATATTGAAGATATTGTAAAAGAAATGGTAAAAGGTAGAATAAAAGGCTTTTTTACCTGGACTAAAAAAGGCGCAAATTATGGCCTTCAATTAGTTTACTCGAAGAAAAATTAAAAATGATATGAATATAGGTTTACTTGCTGTCGATAGTACTTATCCGAACCTGGCACTGATGAAGATAAGCACCTACCATAAGGCGCGTGGCGATAATGTGGAATGGTATAACCCTCTCTGTCACTACGATAAAGTGTACATGGCGAAAGTCTTTTCCTTTACTTCTGATTATGGTTACTACATCAATGCAGATCAGGTTGAAAAAGGTGGGACCGGTTATGATATTTCAAAAATACTTCCGGTAGAAATAGACCGCTTGCAACCAGATTACAGCCTGTACCCTTCTGTTGATAGCAAGACAGCTTACGGCTTCTTGACACGTGGATGTCCGAACAGGTGTAAATGGTGTGTGGTTCCGACCAAGGAGGGAAACATTGTTCCCTACATGGATATTGAAGAGATAGCTATCGACGGAAGGAAGAACATTATCTTAATGGATAACAATGTGCTTGCTTCCGATTATGGGCTGGAGCAGATAGAGAAGATTATCCATTTAGGTCTTCGGGTAGATTTTAATCAGGCTTTGGATGCTCGTCTGGTGACGGATGACATTGCAAAGATGCTGGTAAAAGTCAAATGGATAAAACGTATCCGATTCGGATGCGATACTCCGGGGCAGATAGCGGAGGTTGAACGGGCTGCAAAATTGATTGATAAGTATGGTTTCAATGGTGAATATTTCCTGTATTGCATTTTGATGGACTTTAAAGAGAGCTTTCGCCGGGTAAATTACTGGAAAGGCGTAAGCAAACGGTTTGTCCCTCATGCCCAACCTTATCGCGATTTGGGCAATCCAAGGCAAGTCATCCCCCAATGGCAAAAAGACATGGCGCATTGGGTAGACAGGAAAGAACTTTACCGAAGCTGCGAGTTTAAAGACTTTGAACCCCGCAAAGGGTTTAGGTGTAATGAGTATTTTATTAATAACTAAAAATAGGTGAGCCTTGGGCGGCTTTGTAAAACCCGAATTAATAATATATGGAAACTAATGTTCAAGAAAATAAAAAGAAATTGGAAGAGCTAAAAGAGGCGGCAAAGCCATTGGTTAAGTATCTATGTGAGAATTACCATCCTCATGTAAGAGCCATTGTGACTCCTACAAGCGTAGAAGTGATGGAAGGTATTCAAGCGGTTCCCAATATTAAAATAATGGATTATGGGTTTAAAATTATCTAATCAAATAGGTTTAATCCAAAGCGTCTCCCAGTGTATCAAAGATGCAGAAGGAACAGCGGAAGTTATCAAAGAACAGATTCCGAGATTGCGTGCCCGATCACGTAAAGAACAAAGCAAAAGAAGTCTTGAATTTTTCGAGGCGGTAATTTATCATTTGAAACGGTTGCAAGAACTGGAATCGGCAAAATGACCGGCTAACAAACTGACAAACGGCGGGAAGTGTAAAACTATCCCGCCGTTTGTTTTGCCGGAATATACCATTTTTATATTTTTGTGTAATAAATAAAATACCAGGCAGATAGATGTTACCAAAAGGCTGTTCTTACGAGAAGCGCGTAACCGAAGTGAACGCGATATACGACGAATACGCCAAATCCGGGTTGTCCAACCGCGCGATTTGGCGCAGGTACATCTATCCCGTCTATGGCATTTCCGAAAAGACCTTCTACAATTATATCAATGCCGCGACAAACCCGGCCGTCATCGAAAAGCAGCAGGAATTGCAGCTTACTTTGTTCGGATAGCCATGTTAGGCGGAACCGGATATTTGATTGTTTCTCTTTCTGACGAACGGTCGTACACCAACGCTTGAAAGACTTCCGTATCGTCCAGTATTTCTTCGTGGTCGTGGCAGGGGATGGAAGCCGACCGCTTGAACGCGCCCCAATATTCGCCGGTGAACCCGTGCAGGCAGCGGTTTATCTTGTCGAGCAAATCCAAATGGAACTCGTCGCCGTCGTACCCTTCCGGCATGGCAGTGGTCAGGACATGCAGCCCGACGGTGAGGTCTGCATCCTGCAAGCCGCCCGTCTGATGCCGCCACGACAGTTTGCCGAACTCGACAAAGACGGCAGGCAGGGGGAAGTGTTCTTCCTGTTCGATAAACTCCACTTGCCGGTTCCACAGCCCGATGTGTTTAATCGCGTAATCGGGCGTTTCTCCGGCTTCGACTATCTGTTTGATACATTCTTCCGATGCAAACACGATATCGCCGCTGTCGGCGATTAAAAGGCGCGACAGGCGTTTTTTCAGTTCACGATATAAAATCTTTCTCATAAGTCAGTTGCTTTAATGATGGGATGCCGTTTTAAATAGTCCTCAAAGTTCATTTCCGTAATCTCGCGGATAATCCGGTCGGTTGCCCGTCCGGTTCCGATGAAGCGGCGTTCAGGCATCCGGATAACGGAACCGACCTTCTTCAAAGCCATTGAGCGGTAGAACTCTTCGAGGGTGGAAAGTTCGCGGTTCCGCTTGTTGTTCCGTTTTTCGCCGTCCTTCTTGTATTGGTATTTGCCTTGCGCTTCTTGCAGCTTATGCCAGAACCAGCCTTTCATCTTCTTTGTAACCCGAATCTCTCCGCCTTCGTTATGGATTCGGGCGTAGGGTTTGGATGACGAATAGACCAGCTCGTCACGTCGCTTCCGGCTCCGGATGCTTCCCCGAAGTCCTCCGGTGCGCTGCATGAGTGAGCCGACCCCGTCGTCAAATTTCCTTTCGGGCCACTGCTTTTCATCGAAGAAGGCTTTCCGCTCGAAATTGCGGTCAAATTCCTCGTCAAACTCGACCTTTATATCTTCCAGCGACCGGTCGATGACTTCTTTCTTAAAATCTCCGTCCATAGGATTGGGTTTTAAATTATTAGTTGTATATTTGCAGTGAAAAGCGAGTGAATTGTGTGGGCTAAGCTGGTCAAGAACCTAAGGGGTCGCCGATTTATTCGCTTTTTATTTTGTCCGTTACCGAATACAGAAAACGATCGTATTTTTTCTTGCCGTCTCTGTTTTCAAATTCGGCTTCGGCCACATTCAGATATACCGTTTTACCGTTAATCTCTCCTTTCAAATAAAAGAACCGTTTTACCTTATCTTTTCGTGCGTGACTTAATCTGTCAGACGTACTGACATAAACAGACTGTTTCAATACGTTGTCCAGATGTGCCAAATCGTCCGGTTTTAATACGGACGACCGCCCGAAGGTATCACTGTATAAGTGCTTATTTCCTTCTTTGGTAAATCCGATGCTTTTCTTTACCCCGTCTATCTCCAACACGACCTTCTTTTTCAGAAGCGGCTGCATTTCCCGAAGGTAGTGTTTGCGCTCGATGGCTGCCTGCGATTTGCTGATGTCCCCGGCACATTCGCGGATGATCGGGCAAGCAGCGCAAAGTTCGCTGCTGGGCACTTTGGCCAACGGGAAGCCGTTTTTCTTGCAGGTGGCGCACTTCTTTATCGTGTACGAGTTGTAAGCCGGATAAGCCGCCCTCTGCTTGCCAGGATTGAAGCGGAACATCTCGGCATATTTGCCCTCGGTCGCCTTGTCCCCGGCTTTCATGGCTTCGCCACTGTCGGTAGCCGGATATTTGGCTGCACGTACTTTGGCGACGGTACAACGGCAGTTGAAACCGTTCGGCGGGTAATACATGTCCCAAAACGGGTCGGACGGCGGAAGCGTGATGCCTTCCAACGCCTGATGAGCCTTGCGTACTTTTTTATCCCCGGCGGTACGGTATTGCAGCAGGTAACGCCCTTCGCCGTCATCCTGTTGCTCTTCCCAGCGGGCAGCAGCTTCGGCACTCCGGACGGCAAAGGCGTATTCCGTCTTTAAATAATGCTTGTTGTAAGCATCATTAATCCTCCCGACGTCGTTTGAAAACCGTTCAAACGGCTTTAAATTGCCGCTTTCGTCAAGTAACAGACCGGCCGCTTCCTTCATTTCATGGAAGGTCTTGAATCCGGAGAACACACCCGCGCTTTCCCGAAGGCTTTGCACCATCGCTTCCGAGGGCGGTTCTTCCAGGAGGCCGCGCTCGATGCCTTTCGATAGGTAAGCGGCGGTTTCTGCCACGAGCCGCCTGACCGGTTTTTCATTCATCATGCCTGCTCCGAAAATCCGTTTGCCGTGCAGCCACTTCATAGCCTTTTCAAACGCTGCCTCAATGCAGGATGCGTCCGGATAATCTTCGGCTGCCAGCGAGAGTGAGCCGGTATCATACAACAGCCTTGCCCGTTCATGCAGCCCCGCGTAGTCGGCGGGGCTTAGTCGAAAAAAGGACGCGCCAAAGCTGCCGGTTCCGGTTGTTTCTTTGCCCCGGTAATGGGTACACCGTATTTGTCGATAAGATATTTAGGGTCTACCTCGAACCGGTCGAGTATCATCTTTTCATACTCCAGTTGTTGTTCCGGCGTGTAGTCTATGGAGTTGTCCCACTCGAAATGCAGCCCCTTCACCGGAAAACCATGCTTCACCATGCGCGGCAGAAGCCTGTCGTTCACGATGTCTCTTACCAGGTCGGCATCCTTTTCCACGACGTTCTCGAATACCTCCAGATGGACTTCCGACTGCGACAAGCTGCTGCCGTTGTCGATGGTCATGGTCTGGTTCAGTATCCCTTTTGACAGTTCCGAATTAGCGCGATCGATACGTTTATCATAGACGTTGAAGGCATCGCCGCGTGTTGTTTCCTTGATGTCGATGTCCGTTCCGTCCGGAAACAGCCCCCATGCAGCCGCGCCCATTGAAGAAAGCATATTTTCGATTTGCGTTCGGTCTTTCGGGTCGCGTGCCGTTGTCTTGGCAATACGGATAGGCATCCCGAATATTTCCCCGAACTGGTCCCAATAGGCGAGCATGTTTTTCTTCGGGATGGTCTGCGTGGCGGCTTTCAGGTACAGCCCCAGGTCGCGCGGCTTTCCGGCTTCGATGACCCAATCCGCCATCGGCCCCTCGCGATAAGGCACGCCGGCCGTCCATTCATCGCTTTGCTCGCGGATGATGACACCGTATTCGGGAACCACGTGCTTGCGGTTTACCAGTTCCACGCCGGTATAGCGCATTTCCCCGTCAATGCTTACCACGTCGCCGAGTTGGATAAGCGAATGCCCCCAGTAGCGCGAATCCAAAATATAGCCGACCAAATCCTTGAACCATACCGCCTCCAACAATCGGGTGGCGTCGTCATTCTGTTTGCCTTTCGCGTCCACTAACTTGAAACTTTTCTTCTGGACGAACCCTTTGCGCTGCCCCACGCAGCCTTCCAGGTGTAAGTCCACTTCCACATCGCGGTAAATGTCGTACAGGTTGTAACGGCGCGGGTTCTCGATGTCGATAGCCTGCTGCCATGCCTGCCGCCACGAGCGCATGTCTTTTTGCGTCAGGGCTTCGGCTTGCAACTTCAGTTCGACGGTCAGCGCCTGGAGCCGCTTCCTGTCTTTAGCTGCCGCCAGATTGAAGCCGCCGATGCGCATACTGCCGCCGGAATATCTTTTGTTTCTTTTTGCCATAATCACCAGATATAAGTATTGCTTTTTCCCGAACCCCACTTCACGGGGTTGTTCACATCTTCTTCGCCGTCCTCGCCGGTCATGGTCGGAAGGTCGGGCGTTATCTTTCCGGCCTGCACTCCTTCCAGCCATTTAAGGGCAAGTTCGTAGCGTTCTTTCCGAATCTCGTGCCCCATCCGGTTAGGCAGCCAGGAGGAAAGGTGGTAGAGTGCCACGTCACAAGTACGCATCACCACCACATCATTACGTCCGTTACCGGTGGCGGCGAATATTTTCTTCACGTCGTACCGGCTGCGCAGGTAGCCGGATACCTCTTCGACTGCCATCCGTTCCGCCGCCAAGCGCTTGTCCTCGGAGGACTGCTGCAATACGCCGAGCGCGGTATTGCTTGCCACGATGTAATCTTCTTCTGTAAGAAACATAGGCTACGCGGTTATCAGGATGGCTTTCTTTTCCAAGTCCTGAATGGTTATCCCTTTGCGGAACTTGCGCTGCGCGATCATCCGTTTCAGGTCTTGTTTGGAATATACTTTCGGCACACCGGCCACCAATAAAACAATGTATTTCCGGCGGCTTGCCTTGGATAGTTCATCGGCCAATTTGACGGCCCGCCTGATTCTGTAATTCAGGATAAAATCTTTGATAAACTGTTTCATGTTACCACATATTTTTAGGAGACCGGCGTGTGCCGATGCTCGGTTTAAACTTCTGTATTCTCGAATGTTTCTGCAACACACTGATTGCCCCTTCGTCCGCATCGGGACCGTCGTCATGTGTGCTGCTGCCTTTTTCGATGGAAAGCGTCTGTTCGATACCGCAGAGCATATCCGGATCATTCTGCAAATCCTCATTGTAAAAGACAAAGCCGCGTTCCCAAAGCGGCGATACGGCCTCGATGCGCTGGAACTTGTCCGGCTTCTTCCGTTTGTCGGCCTGTATGGGTAACTGGTATCCGCGAAGGTTGCCTTCCGCCTCGAAGTCGTCCAACAAGGTGTCTTGCAGGAAATTCGCCTCTATCATGTATTTGCAAATCACCCCTTCCGGCAGGCTTTCGTGCAGGTCATAGAACCAGCGTACCATCTCGGCAACGGAACACTGCCGGACAAAGGCGCGGATATGGTGCAGTTCCGTCCCGGTTTTGCCCCATACCTTGATGGCTTTATAGTCGTTCTTGGTCGAGCCTTTGAACGAAGGGTCGCAGTAGGCAATAATTTCATCGTACTTATCCAGCGGCAATATCTTTTTCCAACGAATCCAGTCCTTGCGGAATACCGTCCCCTCCTTGATCGGGTTGTTCATGTATTCCTTTTCAAAGGCGCGGTAGCCCATGAACTCCCGCCTCTCCTGGATGCGCTCCGCTGTCCAGTATTCCGGCCAGGCGGATTTTCCGTTTTTATCCAGAACATTTACCTGGCTTACTTCTACGCCTTTCGACGCGGCTATGTTTGCCAGCACGCTGCATTTGCTGATCAGGTTGCCGACCATGATAAAACGTCCGCCCTCTGCCCCGAATGCACCGAACAGGGCTTCCTTTACCCATTCGGTAGCTTTGCGGACGCGGCTGTCGTTCTCGCACAGTTCGTCATCGTCGAGGTCATCGATGACAATGTAGTCCGGCCGCCGGTTCCGGTATCTGAGACCGCGCGGGGACTGGCCACGACCACGGGCGAAGAAGGCCACACCGTCGGAGGTGACGAACTCGCCGTCCTGCCAGGTGCCGGCATTGTACTTCGTTCCGAAGTCGTGCGTGTACCGTTTGTTGTATTGCAGTTCCGCCTGTACATCGCCGAGCAGGGTTTTCGCGGCATCTTCCGACTTGCCCACCAGCACCATGACGTTTATCTCGCGCCTTTTCTGGGCCATGAGCCACATCGGTATCATGACGTCCATGTGGGTGGACTTTGCCTGGCCGCGTGCCCATTTGAATACCGCTTTCAGCGTCCGTTTCCTCAGAATCTTTTTTGCCGCTTCAATGTGGTGTTTTGCCGACGGGATGACTTTTCCCGTCTCGCTGTCTGTACAATAATGTGGGAAGTAATACTCCACAAAGTAGGCATAATCCTTCCGTGCCCGGTCGATACGCTCCAGCTGCTCCGCTTTCGTTTCGGCTGTATTGACGGTGGAGAAATTCTGTATTGTCTCGCAAAGCTGTTTCCACCTTTTCAACGCTTCCTTTTGGCTTGTCTGTGCCCTCATATACATTTATCTGTTATAGTCCCGGATTTTCAGCCGAGACCTGTTCAGCGATGAACATATCCTGATACCGGTTGGTCGCTTTAAGGAAAGCCACCGTCAGTTCCTTGTCGAACTGAGTGCGTGCCACCAGCCAGTTGTTATAAGAGGTGAGCACTTCGATGATGGTCGTGACGCCCGTGCGTTTGTCTATTTTCTCAATGCTGGCTGCCAGTTTTGCCATTTCGTCGGCACTCATATCGCCGCTTTCCAGTCTTTCATCGGCTTTCCGCATGATTTTGGCGACCAGTTCCTTCCGGGTGATGGATTTGGCGGTACGCAGCGCATCCCAGCCGCCATCGCCCACCCATTTGTTGATGGTTACGCGGCTGACCCCGACCTTTTCGGCCACCAGCTTTTGTGTATCTCCATTCAGATAATAGAGCCGGGCCAGTTCCTTTGTTTTTTCAAGTTCTTTTTTTGAAGCCATAAAAAATGATTTGCTTTCCGGCAAAATTGTAAAGGAAAACGCCGCCCGGCAACAAAGTGTGCAAGCGTTACATAGAAGTGTGTAACCGTTACATACATCTGTGTAAGCATTGCACACTTTTTTTGCCTGCCCTTTTTATGCCTGTAAGTTTGCAGCGTATCAACGAAAACGAAATGGGAAAACGAATTGTAATCAGCGACGAATCGGTCAACTGCTACGGCACGTGGATCAGCACGGAGGGCATGGACATCTCCCAATACGAGAAGAACCCCGTGCTCCTGTGGATGCACTGGCGCGGCGTGATCATCGGCTGTATAAAGGACATAAAGAAAGAAGGTGGCCGGGTGACGGGTGAGCCTTATTTTGATGAAGTGCGCGAAGAAAGCAAACAGGCGAAAGCCCAATGGGAAAAAGGCACGCTCCGCATGGCAAGTGCGAACATCGATGTCATAGAAGTAAGCGATGATGCGCAGCATGTCAAACCCGGACAATACCGTGCGACCATTACGAAGAGTAAACTGACCGAGGTCAGCATGGTGGATATAGGCGGTAATGACAACGCGCTTCCCCTGATGCTTTCCTTTAAAGGCAAGGAATTGAAACTGGCGGCCGGCGAGGAATCCGAAAGCCTTCCGCTGCTTATTAATAACACTCAAAAACCAGACAAAAAGATGGATTTTAAAGCGATTGCCCTTAAACTGGGCTTGCCGGAAACGGCAACGGAAAGTGAAATCCTTTCCACCATCGAAGTGCTGTTGGGCTATAAGACGGCCAACGAGCAATTGAGAAAGGAAAAGGAAGAAATGCAATTGGCCGGTATCACCGCCGCTGTCGAGACGGCCATTACCGAACGGCGCATCACGGCGGAGAAGAAAGCGCATTTTATCGCGCTCGGCAAACAGGTCGGGCTGGAAAGCCTGAAGCTGACTTTTGAAGCCATGACCCCGGCGCAAAAGCCGCTCGACATCATCCGTCCTGCTTCCGGCGGTTCGGTGACGCTCGAATGGAAAAAGCTGTCGGACGTGCCGGCTGATAAAATCATGGAATTAAGAACGAATGACAAGCCCGCTTACATGAAGCTCTACAAGGCGGAATACGGCGTGGATTGTCCCAATTACTAATCAATCAAACAAATCAAAAAACAAATGAAAGCAAAAGGAATCAAAGCGATTGCTGCCCTGCTGTTTAACGCAGTAATGGGTGTTATGATTGCCGCCGTGATGGGTGTCCCGCAAATGGCCGGGGCCGCTACTGCCATCGGCGTATCATTGGCGGCAGGGAAATTCATGCCTTCCGGCGCATTGTGCGAAGGGGTGCTGACGGAAGTATGGACGGGAGAACTGATCAAGACCCTTCGCGCCGGAGACGTGGCGACCTTCCTCGACGGGCTGCCCGACTATTCACAGTACGCCGAGAATGATGTGATCCACATGATCGATGTCGGCGGAGACCCGGAGGTATTGGTGAATAACACGACTTATCCGTTGAAGGTTCAGGAAATCACCGACAATGATGCGGTGTTCAGTCTTGACAAGTTCCAGACCAAGCCGACCCCGGTAACGGACGATGAACTGTATGCCTCTTCCTACGACAAGATGGCGAGCCTGAAAGAACGCCATGCCGATGCCATCAAGGAAAAGAAGTTTGCAAAGGCTATCCACGCGCTGGCACCGGATAGTAATGCAGCCAAGACCCCGGTCTTGAAAACTACCGGTGAAATCGTGGACGGTGGGACGGAAGGCCGCAGGCGTTTGCAACGGTCGGATATTGTCGCCCTGAAAGACAAGTTCGACAAGATGAAAATCCCCGTGCAGGGCCGCCGTCTGGTGCTGTGCAGCGACCACGTGAACGACCTTCTGCTGACCGACCAGAAGTTCAAGGACCAGTATTACAATTACACGACCGGCAAAATCGCCAACTTGTACGGGTTCGAGGTGTACGAGTATTCGGACAATCCAGTGTACGGGACTGCCGGTACGAAGGTGAAGTTCGGAACCGCAGCCGGTACAAACGAATACCAGGCATCCGTCGCTTTCTACACCAAGCGCGTGTTCAAGGCATCGGGAAGTACCAAGATGTATTACTCGGAAGCGAAGACCGACCCGCTGAACCAGCGCAGCCTCGTGAACTTCCGCCATTACTTTATCGTGCTTCCGAAGAAAAAAGACGCGATGGGAGCCATCATGTCGGACTATGCGACAGCGGCATCCGGCACGCAGGAAGCGGGAGGAGGTGACGCATGACAACTCCCCGTGGCATCAGGAACTGCAACCCCGGCAATATCCGGATTACAAAGGACAAATGGCAAGGGCTTAGAACCTGTCAGTCCGACCCGGACTTTTTCCAGTTCACCGAAATGAAATGGGGCTACCGCGCGCTTATCCGCGCCTTGCAGAATTACCGGAAAAAACACAGCTGCCAGACCATCGCCGACTTTATAAGGCGTTGGGCACCGCATACGGAAAACAACACATCCGGGTATATCGCCCGCGTTTGCAAGGAAATGCAGGTACCGACAACGTATGTGCCGGACGTGGACGACAAGGGGACGATGTGCGCCTTTGCCTCCGCCATCAGCCAGGTCGAAAACGGTATCCCGGCGGTCATGGCCGACGTGGAAGCCGGCTGGGAATTGTTGAACGAATAATAAAACCTTGTAAAATCAGGATGGAAACTTCCGAAATCATTTCATTACTGTTCGGTGTCGTGTCTGCACCGGTTGGACTATGGATTCAGAGTTTGCTGCTCAGAAAGAAGTATAACACCGAACTTGAATCACTTCGGGCACAGGTAGAGGCTTCCAAGACGGATACACGGGGCGACGAACTAAAGAATGTAAAAGACGGGATGTCCATCCTGATGGAACAGGTGGTCGAACCCCTAAAGAAAGAAATCAATGCAGTACGGAAAGAACTGGCGCGGCTTCGCCGTGCCGTTGAAAAGGTCAATAATTGTCCCCATGCTGCTGCTTGTCCTGTGCGCGATGAGTTGCAGAAGTCCGAAGCTGGTGAGGCCCCAGTCCCAAGTCCTTCCCGGTAACCTGGTGACCGAACGCTTGGTGCCGGTCTATCTGTCGCCCGATTCGGCGCTTATGACCGCCCTTTTCGAGTGTGACAGCAATAACAGGGTCATCCTGAAGGCATACGACGAATTGAAGTCGAAAGGTGTGGAAACGGGTCTCAATTTTGAGAACGGAAGATTGGACTACCAGGCAAAGGTAAAGCCCGATACGGTTTACATACCGGCAAAGGATTCCGTCATCTACGTGCCGCAGCCCGTCGAAGTGGAAGTAAACCGCCTTACGTGGTGGCAGGAAACATGGATTCGCATCGGGAAAACACTTCTTTCACTCCTTGCCCTTTGGCTTGGTTTGAAAGGTATTCAAAAACTATTAAAACGAAACAAAACATGAGTTTACCAAATGTAAATATAACACTGGGCAACGGCAATATCGGTACCGTCACCTTGTCGGATGACAGTATTGCGGGGTTGATTCTTACGGGAAAAGCGGTCGATTCGACCCTTGCGCTTGACAAGGTGTATGTCCTTGCCGGAACAAGCGACTTGAAAAAATACAACATCACGAAGGAAAATAACCCATTGCTGTATAAGGACATCATGGCATTTTACACAGCCGCAGGGGACGGTGCGGAACTTCACCTGTTGGTAGTGGAGGAAGATACAACGCTGACCGAGATTTGCGCAATGGACGACGGCGCTCCGCTTAAAAAGCTGATCGATTCCGCAGCCGGACGCATCCGACTGGTCGGCATCAATGTCAATCCCGGCAGCACGTATGAAGCGACCCTCACCAAGTGCATCGACCAGGACGTGGTGACCGCAGTCACCGCCGCACAGCAGGTCGTGGACAACTATATGGAGAAAATCGCCCCGTTTGTGGTTCTGCTTCCTGCCCTGGCATGGAACGGCGAAACTTCCGGTTTGTACCAACCGCGCGAAGGCAGCCAGAACTGCGTATCGGTAGTCATGGCCTCGGACGGAAAGGTGGGCGAAGGCAAATTCTATTCCGCCGCCATCGGACAGGTGCTCGGAAGGCTGGCCACGTGTGCGGTGAACATTTCCATCGCCCGTGTCCGTGACGGCAGTATCGCTGCGGAAGGCTGGCTGACGGACGGAAAGACGCCGGAAGAGGATTACAGCCTCTGGAACACGCTGCATGACGCCGGTTATATCTTCTACCGTACCTTCATCGGCAAGAACGGCTATTACCTGAACGATGACCCGACCGCCGTGGCCACGACGGACGATTACCACCGGTTGAGCCTTACCCGCGTCATCCAGAAAGCCCTTGTCATCTGCTACAAGACGTACATCGACGAAATCATGGACAGCATCGAGGTTGACCCGGACACCGGGCAGGTGCCGACGGCCATGTGCAAGTATTACGAGCAACTGATTATCCGTAACATCAACGTGAACATGGAGGGTGAAATCTCCGGTTTTACCGCCTATGTGGACCCGGCTCAGGACTTGATCTCGACAAACTCCCTGAAGATTCAGGCGAAGATCGTGCCGACCGCCCTGTTGAAAGAAATCAATGTGGATTTATCGTTTAACAACCCTTATAACAAAAGTGAATAATGGCAAGTTTCAACACAAAGGAATACGCATGGATTGATGTGAATGTCGTGCTGCTGGGCAAGCCGGTAGCAGGATTGCGCGGCATCGAATACAAGTCCAAGCGTTCAAAGGAAGCCCTGTATGCCACCGGCAAGAAAGCGCGGGGCATACAGATGGGCAAGAAGGAATATGAGGGCACGATAACCGTCCTCCAGTCCGAACTGATTGCGATGCACGCTGCCGCCAAAGAAAAAGGCTACGACGATGTGACCGACCTGGAATTCGACGTCATCGTTACTTATATGTCGGAAAACGGCGTGGTGCAGACCGACAAAGTGGTGAACGCATCCATAACGGAAGCCCCTAACAGCATGAAGGAAGGCGACCTGTATTCGGAACACGCACTGCCCTTTATCGCGTGCGATGTGGAATATAATGTAGTGTAACCTAATTAAAATGCAGAATAATGGAAAAAGCAAAGACAATTACCTCCGAACAGATTGAAAATTGGAAAAAGAAACACGGTGATGTGTTTTGCGTCACTGTCGGCGACAAAGTGGCTTACCTGAAACGCCCCGACCGGAAAACACTCGGCGCGGCGGCGGTGGTCGGCAAGAACGATCCGATGAAGTACAACGAAATCCTCCTGAAAAACTGCTGGCTTGCCGGTGACGAAGAAATCAAGACGGACGACGCGCTGTTCCTCGGCGTATCTGCCAAGTTGGGCGACCTTATAGAAGTCAAGGAGGCCGAGTTAAAAAAGTTATAAGCCGGACAAGCCTCGCGGACAAGCCCGGCTGGATGTTCCTCGCGGATGCCATGATCCGGGCTTACCTGCATATCGACCCTTCCACGCTCGACGACGAGGAATGGGGCTTGCAGGTGGCGATGGCAGAATGGGTTAAATTCGACTTCATCCACAGTATAGGCAAATTATGGCAAACAAGATAGAATACATCTTTTCACTGCGCGACCAAATCTCAGCCAAGCTGGGGAGCATTACGGCGACCTCCGACAAGACGGCGGTCGCCCTCTCCGGCGTGCAGGATAAAATCCGCACGGTGGATGCCGTCTCACGCGATACCGGAAAGACCATCGGTTCGCTGAAGATGAAGGTCGATGCCCTGCAAGCCGAAAAGGAATGGATTCCGGCAGACAACATCCCGGCGATAAAGGAATACAACCGCGAGATTGCAAAGCTGACAAAGGAAATCGACCGGCTCGAAACGGCAGCCGGTGGCGGTAAGTTCAAGCGGTGGGCTTCGGAAGCCTTCGATACCATCCCTGGTGCGGGACTTCTGAAGAACCCGCTTGTCACCGGAGGAGCCGCCATCGGTGCCGCCGTGACCGCCGGAATGACGTTCGACGAATCGATGGCGAACGTGAACATCACCGCCCAGTTGGACGAAGCCGGCCTGGACGGCCTGAAGAAGAAGCTGAAACAGATCGCCGCCGACAACAAGACCGACATACAGGTGGTACCGGTGGGGTTCGAGGCGATCAACTCGCAGGTGGACGATGTGGACTTGTCGCTTCAAATCTTGGATGCGGCCTTGAAAGGGAGCAAGGCGGGATTCACCGACCTTGACACCGTGTCGGCGGCTTTGGCGCAGACACTTTCCATCGTGGGCAAGGAGAACACGACGGCGGCAGAAGTGCTCGACACGTTCTTTGCCGCCAAACGTGTCGGGGCCGGTGAGTTTGCCGACTTCGCCCGCTACATGCCGAACCTGATAGCCGGTGCCGACAACCTCGGCATCGCCTACAAGGAGGTGGCGGGAACATTCGCCTATATGACCGGGAAAGGCCAGTCGGCCGAGCGTGCCGCCGTGCTGATGGAAAACGCCTTCTCCGTGCTGGGACGGGTGGACGTAAGGAAAAAACTTTCTGCCGCCGGTGTGGAGGTGTTCGACGATGCGGGCAAGATTCGGAGCGTCGTGGACATCTTCACCGACCTACAGGGCGTAATGGGGACTATGAACGACGAACAGAAATCCTCGTTCCTCGAAAAGGTCGGGTTGGTGGACAAGGAGGCGAAAAGCGCGTTTGCCGTCCTCACTTCTGATATCGGCAAACTGACGGACTCCATGAATGACGTGGTGAATGCCACGGGCGAGACGGAAGCCGCGCTCGGTTATTCGCGGAATGCCATGCAGCAGGCGACCGAAGTATGGAACCAGTTCAAGAATATCGGCCTGCAGGTCGGAGAACTGATGCTGCCGGTGGTCAGCGTGGGACTGACAGTGGCAGGTGGCATCCTTTCCGGCGTGTCCGCCGTATTGGATACCGTTATCGGCTTCTTCGGCGGCTGGTACGCATTGGTTCAGGAAGGGAACCCGGTCATCGTCGGGCTGACCGCCACGCTCGGTATACTTTCCGCAGCGATGGCCCTGAATTACGCCTGGACGCAAAAGGCAATCCTTATCGGTGGGGTCAAGAAGGTACTGGACATCGCGCAGACCGTTGCCACGTCCTCCCTGACTGCCGCGCAATGGGCGTTAAACGCGGCGTTCTACGCTTCGCCGCTCGGATGGATAGCCCTTGCCATCGGTGCCGTAATTGGCGCCGTTACTTACTGCTGGCAGAAGTTCGAGGGATTCCGCATGGCGATTCTCGGCGTATGGGAAGTGGTGAAGGAATTCGGGCGTACCTTGCTCGATAGCATCGTGAAGCCCTTCAAACAGGTATTGTCCGGCATCGGGGGCGTTTGTTCGGCGATAGTCAGCCTCCTGAAAGGTAACTTCAAAGAAGCCGCTACCCTCGCTAAAGACGGGTTCAAGGATATCGGCGAAGGCGTGTTGGGTGCTAATCCGGTATCCGTAGCCTACAATACCTTGCAGAACGGAAATTATTCCGCCGCATGGGAAAAGGGGAAACAGGCAGGCCGCGACAGTTGGGCAGCTTCGCAGGAAATAAGCGATACGGATGCAGCGAATCGGCTGATACCGGAAGTCCCGGCTACAGTATCGGCACCGGCGGCAAACGTTCCGGACTTCGACGCGTTGATGAAAAAGGTCGGTACATCTTCTGAGAGGAAAACCGGCATGAGAAAGGCAGCGACGCTTCGGTTGGATGACGAACCGGTAATACCCGACTTGAATGAGACAGCCGAATACACTGCCGTCACCCGGAAACTGGAGCCGGTAACGGTTCCTTTAAAACCGCAAATGGGTGCATCGGCAGCGAATGAAAAAACGGACGACCTGAAGAAAGCATCCGAAGCAGTGCGACCTTCTTTGCCGAAGGCGGACGACCGGACACAATCCTACGACGGCGGCGAGGAAACAAACTACCTTGCCGACATCATGCAGAACGTCCGGAAGATTGCGGCGGCGGTATTGGTTCCGTTGGCCATTACTTCCGTTCCGGTTAGCGAGGTGAAAGCGCAAAAAACTACGCCTGTTAATTTGAACATGGAGCAGCCGGAAGTTCTACCTTCTCCTATTCAAATCAATGATACGGTAAAAGTACCGGATGTTACCGTTCCGCAAATGCCGGTTCCTGACATGGTTATACCTCCGGTAAATGTACCGCTTCCTGATGTGCCGGAAATTGCAACCCCAAATATATCCGATGCTTACAACGTGGAAAACATTCAGGAGACGAACAACCGGTTTACGACCGACAACAGCCGGACATATAACAACAGCGGTCGCAGCATCCAAATCGGGAAGGTGTGCGATGAAGTGGTTATCCACGTCGCCAACACCGACCGGAAAGGCGGTGATACGATACGCACCGAGATATTGGGAATATTGGACGAATTAAGCGAAGGTTAAGATATGGCAACGAAATATACGGTCAAAGAGGTGGCGCAAACATTCAAGCGGGTCAGCCAGTTCAGCCTGGGTGACATGTTGCTAAACGTCATCGGGTACAAGGGCATCCCTTACCCCGGCGGCTTCATTCCCGATGCACCTGCCAAGTATGCCAAGGATGAGAAGTTTTCCTATTCCGGTGACGAGGCATCGGAAAAGACCAGTTCCGACTTCGGCTCGACGCTCCGCAAAAAAGACGCGCAGGGCCGCTGGTATTTCATGCCGGTAGTGCTGGAGCATAAAGGGGCGGAATACGAGATACCGAACGCCGTTATCTCCATACGCGGTAAAAAGACGATTGTCGAGACGGCGATGGTCGGGCGCAAGGGTACGGTCAAGGAGCTTATCTCCGTCGATGATTACGAAATCCGCATTGCCGGTGTCTGCTTGGACGTGGATTTTCCCGACCAGCAGATTAACGCCCTGAACGAGCTTTACAACATCAATGAATCGGTCACGCTCAAATGCGCCCTGACGGACATCTTTCTGGACGAAGAGGACAAGGTCGTTATCAAAAGCATCGACTTTGCCGAAATGAAAGGCTGCGAAACGGCGCAGGTGTTCACGATGGAATTAGTGACCGACCGGAGTTTTGAATTAATACTGGAATGATATGTTTGTACTATGCTGTGAAATAAAAATCGGTTCGGTCTCTTTTAAAAGCGTCTACGATGTAAAGATAAAACGGAGCCTGTACGACCTGGCGGCGACCGCCGTCGTCAAGGTTCCGGTAACGGCTGTGTTGAAGCACGCCGGAGAACCGCCGACGCATATCGAGACGGCCGAGGCTATCAAGGTCGGCGACAAGGTGGAAATCAAACTGGGTTATGACGGAAGCCTGAACACCGAGTTTATCGGCTATGTGAAGCGGCTGAACTACAAAGTCCCCTTGGAAATCGAATGCGAGGACGAATATTACAAACTGCGTTTCTTGAACTGTGTTTTCTCAAAGAAGGAAACAACGCTCAAAGACTGTTTGAACACCATTCTAACGGGAATCCAGTTGGGCGAAATTGTCGATTTGACGCTAAAGAACTTCGTCATCAACAACAAGCCCGGCAGTTGGGTGCTGGGCCTGCTGAAAAAGGAATACGGGCTGGTCGCGTGGTTCGACATAAACGGCAAGCTCCATGTCGGAAAGGCGAACAGCGTGAAAGGCGAAACAGTGAAGTATGTTCTTCGGGAAAACGTGATCAGCGACAACGAATTGAAATACCAGTTGGCCGAGGACGTGAAACTGAAAGTAAAAGCCGTATGCTATTACAAGGACGGCACGAAAATAGAAGGTGAGCTGGGCGAGGACGGCGGCGAAACACGCACCTTTTACTATTACGACGTGAAAGACGCGGCGGAACTGAAAACGCTTGCCCAGGAAGAACTGAAGCGGTACTCGTTTGACGGTTACCGGGGCAAGATAACAACCTTCCTGCTTCCCTACGCCCTTCCGGGCATGGTGGCAAGCATCGAGGATAAAGTGTATAATGAACGGAGCGGCGACTACTTCATCGAAAGCGTGGAAACGTCTTTCGGGACAGGCGGCGGTCGGCGTGTCGTTGAAATCGGGATTAAGGCATGAGTAAGGAAATGGAAGAATTACGCCGGAAGTTTCAGCAACGGTTCGGCGATGGCGGCGACCAGGTGTTCCAGGGTGTCGTTACCGAAGTAAACGAGGATGAGTTTACCTGTACGATAAAGCGCGATGATCAGGTGGATTATTTCGACGTAAGGCTTCGCGCTCTGGTGAATGCCGATTTGCAAGGGTTCGCCTTTATCCCGCGTCTGCAAAGTACGGTGCTGGTCTGCCGGATCGGGAAAAGTAACGAACTGTTCGTGTGTCAGTTCACCGAGATAGACAAGATGATATTTACCGATACCGATTTGGAAGTAATTATCGATACCGAAAACATCGACATCAAGAAAGGCGAGAAGATAACCGTCCATGTGGACGCGGAGAAACTGGAAGTAACCAACGACAAGGTGAAGGCCCTTCATGAAGCGGACGCGCTCACCATTACCGCCGATTCTACGACGATCAAGGCATCAGTAGGCGGTGTAACCATCACGCGCGGCGGATCAGGATTGAAAAAGACACTGGACGATATGCTGACGGCGATACAGGCCCTTACGGTAACGACACCGCACGGCCCGTCAAGCACACCGATCAACTCAGCAAAGTTCGCTTCCATACAGGCCGACTTGCCTAATTATCTGGAGGGTTAAGACATGAAAGATTACAAGCAACAACCGGACGGTGACCTGGATTTGACAACCGGCGATTTATTAGTGACGGAAAGCACCTACCAGCACCAGCGCGACCTGCTTTATTCGGACAAGGGGCATATCCGGCAGAAAGCGGAAGCCGGTGTCGGGGCGGTAAATTACATGATGGATAATGATCCGGAAGGGCTGCTTCGCGCTACACGCAAGGAGTTTACGGCCGACGGCATGAAAGTAACAAAGGTGGCCTTTGCCACTTATTCAAATGATTTGAACGTGGAAGCAAGCTATGAAAACGATTGAGGTACAAGATGAACAGGTATTGCTGGACATTGCCCTGCAATATTACGGCACTGCGGAAGCGATGGGGGAAATCATAGCGAACAACCCGGATTTGAAAAACGAGCCTTCGGCCGTCGTGGAAGCGGGCCGCTTTCTCGGTTCCTTTTATCCGGACATCAAGCTGGCGGTCGGCAGCCGGATACTGATCGATGACGACAGCCGCCTTGTAAAAAAGACGGTTGTAAAGAAGATAGAACGTAACATCACAACTTATATGGAAGCGCAATGGCAAGAACGATTCAGCAAATAGAGGAAAGCATTACGGAAAGGCTGCAAACGACTTTCAGCCTCTCCACGTCGGCCGCTGCCGAGTGGCGGCTTTGGGTGCACTGCGTGGCATACGGCATCTACCTCTTTGAAGTCGTATTGGATACTTTCAAGGCGGAGATGGATGCCGATGCGGAAAAAGAAGTTGCCGGCACGGTGACCTGGTACAACGACAAGTGTTACGAGTTTCAGATGGGGCATGAACTGGTGTTCGACGAAACGACCGGTCTCTTGGAATACAAAACAGTGGACGAATCGGCCCGCGTGGTGAAAATCGCTTCGGTGAACGTGGCGGAGGATAATACCATCATGTTCCGTGTAGCCACCGAGGATGAAAGCGGGAAGATCGTGCCGCTGACCAGTAACCAGCTTCTGAACTTCAAAAACTATGTGGATGCCATCAAGTTTGCCGGTACGAAGTCGCAGGTCATCTCGACCGACGCGGACGAAGTGAAATACAGTATCAAGGTCTATTACAACCCTGCCAACCCCGTGGACACCGTGGAAGAAGCGGTGAGGGCTGCACTGGAGGAGTTCAAGACGGCACAGAAATTCGGTGGCGTAATCTATTCCCACAAGCTGTTGGAAGCGGTGACGTCCGTAACGGGCGTCGTTACCGCCAAACTGGTTTCCCTCTCACGGAAAGGTACGGAAGACGAAGACTTCGTGCCCGTCGATACGATGGCGACCCTGCACGCCGGATATTTCAACTATACGGAGGACAGCAAGCTGGAAATGGTTTCAATCAATGACATTTAGCTATGGACATCATTCTGAATTTCAAAGAACTAATCCGGCAGTATGTCGCGCCGCACCGGCGGCAGACGGTCCGCCTCGCCTGGCTTCGTGCCTTGCTGGATTTGGAAAGCGTCTGGGATGCGTTTGCCGAGTGGCGTGATTATTACCGCTACAAGGTGCATGTTACGAGCCAGCACCGCTCCCTGCAGGGACACCTGAACAAGACGTTCGGCGGCGGCATCCTGATAAAGAGCTACGAAGACCAGTTCCTCGATGTGGGGCTGAACTCCGAACCGGCACACTGGGTGCTGTTCGACGACCCGATGCCGGAAATCGCGCTGGAGGGCGAAGGCGGGCAGAGTTTCCGCGACGTGGACTTTATCGTCTATGTGCCGGAAGGCGTCGATTTGAACCTGGTCCGTGCGGAAATCGAAAGGTATAAGATTGCAGACAGAACCTATAAAATAGTAACAAGGAAATGAAACGGCATGTACAATATCCCGGCGTCCGCAAGTGGTCGGGAAACGATTTGTTGGAATTACAGGGCGAAGGGCTGAGCATCGCGGACGGCTTCTTTTCGCAATACGGCAACTGCGTGATTTGCGGCTGTGCGGTGTCGGCTGACAGCATTGCCGCCGGTCTGGTCAGCATCGGCGGCATGGTGCTCCCCTTGTCGGCAGTCGAAGAGGTGGAAGTCTTTCCGGTCTATCTGGTGAAGGCGGAAGAACACTTCCAGCGCGAATACGCCGACGACGTGGTGCGCGACATCGCGGTGAAGCATTACGCCAAAGTGGTACAGGCAAAACCGGAAGATACGGACTACATCGAAATTACAGACAAGGGCGCGAAAACCTTCTTCGACAAACTTCAGGCAACGTGGCTTACCAATATCCTAAAACAGTTGGAGGATTTGAAGAAAGCGGACAAGAGCCTTTCGGAAGCTATCGAACTGTTGAAGAAAGCCGATACCGAAGCCGGGAAACGGATCACCGCGCTGGAAAAGAAAATGCCTTCCTACCTCGACCATATCCCGACCGTAACGGATGACGGCTACGATATCGGCGTGGAAGTGTGGACAGTGGATGAATACGGAAACAAGACGTTTTGGAAATGCCACGACAATACGGAAGGCAAGGCAGTATGGAAGCGTACCGGCGAGGGTTCCGGCGGTGGTGGCGGTGCGCACAGCGGCGCGGTTTACCTGACGGGACAGACCGATTTTACAAAAGCATGTGTAATCATTAAAGAAGGATATTTAAAATGAGCAATGAATCAGGAACAGGCGTTTACGTCTACCAGCAAATTGTGAAAACGACAGCCGAGTGGGAATCGGACAAGACGGTTCCGGTAGAGAATGTATGGCTGTTTGAACGCCGTGACGACGGCAAGATCGTGACAAAACTATCCGACGGGAAACATTGTTATGCGGACCTTCCTGCGTATGGTCTATCCGCATGGCAAGCCGCACAGATGGGTGGTTATGAAGGTACGGAAGAAGAGTTTTACGAATCGCTCGGCACGTTCGGTGACAAAGTTGAAATGATTGAAAGCCTCGTGTCATCCCTGAGCGGCAAGTATGCCGAGACCCCTACGCTGGAGGCCACCCCGACGGAAGACACGCTGACCTACACGCCGGAAGACAGCGAGGAACCGCGCGCCTTCGCCATCGGCCAGCAGTGCCGCGTCTATGAGGAGGAAGAAGAGGACTACGTGTTCTACCAGCTTTATGACATCAAGGACGGCAAGGCAGACTGGCGCGTAGCCGGAAGCGGCGGCACATCAGCTAATCAGGAAAAGGCCGTCATTACTTTAACAAGCAACCAAGGTGCGCCCGATACTGCACTGGTTGGCAAGAAAGTGACGGTTCAATATTCCGATCAGAACCAGGTCCTGACATGGCAAGGCACAGCATTGGAAGTTAAGATACCGGTAAACATGAGCTATGAGGTAAGTGTCGAAGTTGCCAGCGGCTATACGACACCGGCCAAACAGAGCTTTGTCGCCGTTGGTGGGAATGAGCGTCAAATCGTTTTCAGCTATTCCTGCGAAAAGGTAACAGTCAGCGTTACGACCGATGACAGCGCGGACTGTTCCGGACGCACCGTTACGGTGAAAAAGACTTCCGGCGGTGAGGTTCTGGGCACGGGCAAAGGGGCACAGGTTATCGTCAAAGTTCCGACCGGTACGGGTTATACTGTTTCGGTCGATGATTTTACCGGCTATACCAAGCCGGCAGACCAGTCGTTTACGGCGAACCAAGCCAGTCGGAGCGTGTCGATGGCATACAAAAAAATACGGTCGAACACAATCCATATTGACCAAACGATTGCAGACCCGGAGACGATGATAACGGGTGACGTGAACGGCGAGGTCATCCGGTGGATCAAGGAAAATTCCCATCGCGTATTAGCCAAGAAAACAGCAGAAGGGGAAACTACTTATTGCCGTTTGAAAGATGAAGGGGGAGCGAAATACCATGACGGGACAGCGGCCCAACTAAACGGCAACGAAGGCGATGTATTTATGAAGCCTCCAAGATTTTTCTATAAAGGGACGGAAGGAGACCAGGTAGACATATCATTTGCCAAAGAAAAGATAGACGATAGTTATGTGGAATGGGACGGTAACACATTAATCGGTGTTTATGAAGGCTACATAACCGGAAATAAGGCTTATTCCCGTAGCGGGGTGGATAGTACCGGCAGTGTCTCACAGGCAAATTGGAAACAGTTTGCCCATGCTCGTGGAAAAGGTTATCAGTTGGTAGATTGGCAGATGCATTGTGTATTAGGTTGCTTGTACTATGCGATGTACGGGAATACGAATTGCCAGAAAGAAATCGGTTTGGGAACGAATGATTATCGGAAGCAGACGGGGCAGACGGATTCACTCGGCATGACCGACACGAAAGGCAGCGGCGGCAATGGTGACAGCCAGTCGATTAATTTCTGGGGCTTGGAAAACTGGTGGGGCAATAAACTTGAGTGGGTGGACGACTACGATAATCCTGCGAATAGCAGAACGGCAACGGTGAACGATCCCGCAAATAGCGGGACAAGGGTGTTGGACATACCGGATTATACCGGTTATTATCCCAAGAAGATGAAATTCGGGAAGTTCTTGGACTTGGTGGCCACCGATGATGACCCTAAAAATGGTTCGGACAACACCGGCTATTGTGACTACCAATGGTGGCCGAATGGAACATCTTCTTCTCCCCGTGCGCTTCTCCGTTCCGTCTGCAGCTCGCGTTCGTATGGCGGTGTGGCGTATGCGTATGCGGGCAGCGCTTCGTCGGTTGCGGGCTCGGGTTCCGGTTCGCGTCTCGCCTTCAAAGGCGTATGCCGCGAAGCGGAAAGCGTGGAAGCGTTCAAGCTGTTACCAGTATTGTGATTTATAAAGTGTATAAACAATCCAGATCGGGGCGAAGCCCCGTCGAAAAATTTTAAAAAATGGCAACCAATAAAAGACATAACGGCAACATCACTACTCCCCTTGTGGAGTGCTTGAATATTGTGATAGGTAAATGGCGCGTCCGCTGGGACGTTCAACCGGACGGCGAGGAAGGGCAGGTGTCGTTCGTGGAAGCGGATTTTGAGCACCGTCCCACTCCGGAAGGAATAGAAGCGGCCATCGCCCGCTCCTGCACGGATGCTTCGGACGAGGAACTGGAAAATATGGGCGCCCTATTGGAATGTCCCGACTTCATGGGGCGGATGGAGAGCGGGCGTATCACCCGCATACAGGCTGACCCGATGGCACAACTTTTGGAATTGCAAAAGGATGCCAACCTGAAACAAACGGATATATCCGACAGCGTGGCACTTCTTGCAGCGAACACGTTCCGCACCTTCAAGGAAGTATGCGCCTTAGGGAAAGAGTTGAAGAAGGGGGCGATCATCCGCTACCAGAACAAGCCGTGGCGCGTGTTGCAGGGACATACACCGCAGGCACAGTATCCTCCATCAATGGAAACCGCCGCTCTCTATGCCCGGATAGACAAACGACACGCAGGGACGGAAGGCGATCCGATACCTTACGAGCAGGGTATGGCGTTCGAGGAAGGCAAGTATTACACCCAGTACGGTGTGCTCTACCGGTGCATTCTGACGACCGAAACAGGTTACCCGAATGACCTGAAGGATTTGCCTACGATTGTAAAACCTGTCAATATGGAATAAAAAACGAAAGGGGGGGGGAAGAAAAGAAAGCCCCCGGCTGTCAATAGTCATCTCACCTACATATTAACGAAAGCACGACCGTGCGCGCGACCGGGGGCTGTATGCCTCTGGGTCGCGCACGATCGTGCTATTCGTTTAGTAAGTGAGATGTTGCAAAAATACATAATATTTGGGATTATGACAGTTTTTGAGTTACTTTATTTTCATAAAGATTTGCTCCGCATGGTGAGCGAGTCTGGATTAAAGGCTGGGGATTACCGTTTTGCCGGCCTGTATGATGATTACCTGAAGATGGAGTCAGCAGGGGATAAGAAAACCTATATTGTGGCGGTTTTGGCTGACAAATATGGCATATCGGAAAGGAAAGTGTATGACGTGCTCCGACGGTTGTCAGAAGAATGTGGCAGATGACGATGGGAGGAACGGTTAAAACAAGAGCCTTTGAGCACCGTTTAAACAGCGTTCAAAGGCTCTTGTCCAATTCAAATCCGTAGCCTGTATCAAGTAAACTTGTATTTGGTGATTTTTCCCATCTGCACCCGTTTGATGGTCGTCTCCACAGGGAAATAATCACCGTCCCGCATCTGGTCGAGCAGGTTTTTCATTTCTTCCGAGTTGGTGAAGAACTTCTTGTCCTCGCCCCCGGCCTTGATTTTGACCAGATAGCGGTCTTCACCTTCCTTGGTCTTGATGCCGGTCTCAAAATCTTCCAATACGATGGGGACGTTCACGATATCCCCGATAGGCACGATGGGACAGTCAAACCGCTTTTTCCCGTCGGCCGGTTCCCATTTTAAATTCAAATCGCCAAACTTTCTCATGTCACTCATTCTAATGTTCGTTATACTATAAAACAGGTGGTTCGCGTCGGCGTGCTTGCAGATGCCATAGAACGAGGCGAGCAGTTCCCGCTTGCGCCGCTTGCTCCTGACCCGCTTCCACCGGCGGGCGAACCGTTGCTTGATATGTTTTCTGATTCTTACATGGTCGGGATAGGTGATGTAACCCAAGAAGTCAATACCCCGGTCGGCCACACGGAAAATCTGCTCGTTCCCCTTTATTTCCAGCCCGGCTTTCCCTGCGCATTCGTGGACTACGGCAACAACCAACTCCAGTTCTTCTGGAGACCCGGCTTGGGTCAGCATGTCGTCGCAGTAACGGCGGAAATAAGGCAAAGCGCATTTGTCCTTTATCACATGGTCAAGGTAATAGGACAGGATCAGGTTACCCAAGAACTGGGAGGTGCGAAGCCCTATGCTCAACCCTTCGGGCAGCATGGTGATGCAACCGTCCAATATGGCAAGCAGTTTCTTGTCTTTGATGAAACGGCGTATGACATACATCATCGCCTCCTGGTTGATGTTGTGGTAGAACTTCCGAATATCGCACTTGTAGGCCCATGCGGTGCCTTCCGGGTCTGCCTCCATGTCGCGTTTCATACGTTCCAGCAGGTAATGGCCGCCACGCCCTTTGATGCTGGCTGCGGTATCCTTGACCAGGCGGGAGTGCAGTTTCTTCTCCACCACGTTCATAATGGCGTTCAAAGCGATGCGGTCTTTCATGGGGATGCACTGGATAATCCGCTGCTTGCCCCTCTCTTCGATGGGGAATTCCCGGTACCCGGAGATGCGGAACGAACCGTCGGCAATCCGCCCGATAAGCCCGTTAATGACCTTTTCGCGGTTACGCAGGAGCCGACGGCCTTCCCGACTGTGTTTGCGCCTGTTCCCGCGCAGCACATAATCGAAAGACTCTTCCATGTTGCCCCGTTCGATGACTTCTTCGATGACGTAACCAATCCTTTTCATGTAAAACCATTCATAATAATCCTTCAGTCTTGGCGGCGGATCTTGTTCGAGAATCCCGAAGAAAACCTACTAAACATCATGGCCGCACGCGCCGTGATTTTTTGCCTCTCCGCCCATTATATATTATGGTGGGCAAAGGGTGGCATGGCTCATTTTCCCGGAAGCGGCAGCGGCGGACACGTCCGCCTTCACCGTGGATTCCAATTTCTTACAAGACCGTACTGAAACCGGCCTTTGCGCAGTTCTTTTCTGTTTGCGAGACGCGAACCGTAACCCGAGTCCGCATCCGACGAAGCGCTGCCCGCATACGCATACGCCACACCGCCATACGTATGCGAGCTGTAGTCGGAACGGAGAAGCGCACGGGGATGGAAAATTCCGCCAGAAACCGGCAACCGTAGCCGATTCCGGGCACAAAGTTAATATTTATTATAAAAACACAGGAAAAAGATGCAGGAAACCTGCAATGCAGTTTTGCTGGAAAATTGCTATGAGATAGAATATTCCCCGAATTTTGCAAAAAAATAAAATGAAACGGACATGAAAAAAGAATATTTATCCGCGCCGCTCCCTTTTGTCGGACAAAAGAGGATGTTTGCAACAAAATTCAAAGAAGTGTTGAAGCAATATCCTGATGATGCTGTTTTTGTTGATTTGTTCGGAGGTTCCGGACTGTTATCCCATATAACCAGGCACGAAAAACCGGATGCGACGGTTATATATAACGATTTTGATAATTACAGGCGACGGCTGGCAAACATAGGACGTACCAATGCGTTACTTGCAGAGATACGTGAAATGGTAAAAGGGTGTCCGCGTGACAAACACATTCCGGAAGAAATAAAGCAGGCTATTGTCGCACGCCTTTCAAGTGAGGAGAAAAGCGGATTTGTCGATTACATTACCCTTTCAGCTTCCTTGTTGTTCTCCATGAAATACCGTCTGAATCTGGAAGATTTGAAAAAGGAAACCTTTTACAACAAGGTGAGAAAAACCGGTTATCCGCTATGCGATGACTATCTGGCCGGCATTGAAATCACTTCTTGTGATTACAAGGTGTTGTTTGAAAAATACAAGGATGCCCCAAATGTGGTGTTTCTGGTAGACCCGCCTTATCTATCAACCGAAGTAGGCACTTATCACATGTATTGGAAGCTATCAGATTATCTGGACGTGCTGACAATACTATGCGACAAACAATACGTTTATTTTACGTCCAATAAGTCCTCCATTGTCGAACTGTGTGAATGGATAGACCGAAATAAAGCAACAGGCAATCCCTTTAAAGAAGCACAAAGACTGGAGTTCAACGCACGCATGAATTACAGTGCATCCTACACAGACATCATGCTGTATAAGAAAGCTGCTTAATACTATACAAATATAAAGATTTTCAGTGAGATAAGCAAATGTTCAAGTGGATTTTATTCCCGTTTGAATACTGTTTTAATACTATTTAAAAGACAGAGAAAATGAACAAATATCACGACATTTTAAGCCGGATTATTGAATATGGCAAAGTGCAGCAGAACAAGAAAGGCAGTATCACATATCTGCTGAATGAGCGGCTGCACCTTGCCCCTTTGGATTTGCTGGAGATATTCGAAGGGCACAACATCGCCCGTAAGAAGCTAAGAAACGAGTTGGGACTGTTCATGCAGGGCGAAAGGGATATCAAGAAGTATAGGGAGGCAGGAATCACCTGGTGGGACTATTGCGGGAACATCCTTATAAATAGCTACCCGACCTATTTCGAGAAACTGCCGCCGCTGGTCGCCAAAATCAACCGGGAGAAGCGCAACAGCAAGAACTATGTGCTGTTTCTCGGCGCAACCGATGCGGAAAGCAATCAAGCCCCATGCCTTAGCTTGATCCAATTCCAATTAGAGGATGGGGAGCTTGTTTTGTCGGCCTACCAGCGAAGTTCTGATGCCAACCTGGGGCTTCCGGCTGATATTTATCATTTATACCTGATAGCGCGACAAATAGACCTGCCTTTGAAATCCATAACCTTGAATTTCGGGAACGTACATATCTATGAGAATAATATAGAAAAAACTCACCGTTTATTGGCAGGGGAAGAGGATGTGAAATTTGATTTAAACGTATAATTCAGCCTTGATATGCAATGAAGGCGATGCCATTTCAGGTGTCGCCTTCACTATTTTTGTCGCATTTCGTTTTTGCTCCGAAAATCACGTTTCGTTTTTGACGGGTGTCGCTTTTGGTTTTTCCGGATTTAAAATAAAACATAAAAAAAGGGATTTCTTTATGTTTTTTTCTTCATTTCATACGCTTCTATTTCTCCGTAGTTTTGCAGCGTAATCAAAGACAAAGGTGCGCACCTCGTTTGAGATCTGTCTCTTATACACATCTCCGAGCCCACGAGACATGCG